AAGGTTATTGCGCATTGTTGAGGAGGAGTTGGAACGTGGAACACCACCCGACCGCATAGGATACTTTGCGTTTACTCGTAAGGCATCACAAGAAGCTGTCAACAGAGCCTGTTCTAAGTTTAGTGTAGATAGAAAAGAGTTTTCTAATTTTAGAACTTTACACAGCCTAGCATACCGTGCGTTGAAACTTGATAAAACAAATGTAATGAAAGACGAACATTACAAAGATTTAGAAAATATATTGCAGCTCAGGTTAACTAACCCTGACTCAACAATAAATACTTACGGTGCTTTTGTAGCTGATGATATTTACATGCAATTAATAAATCTAGCTAAAGTTAAGAATGAGTCACTGCAAAAAGTGTTTCATGAGTTTGGTCACGTGCCTGGCGGGTGGCTAAAATTAGACTACGTTGACAGGGCTGTAAAAGCTTACAAGCAAGAAAGAAATTTATTTGACTATACTGACATGCTGATTGAATATAATAAACAAACACCTAATCCTAATTTAGATGTTTTAATTGTAGATGAAGCTCAAGACTTGTCTTACATACAGTGGGAGATGGTTAAGCACATGCAAAGCGTAGTTGAAAGAGTCTATATTGCAGGTGATGATGACCAGGCAATATTTAAATGGTCAGGTGCACAACCTGAGTTCTTAATAGATTTACCAGGCAAACGAGAGATACTTAATCAATCGTATCGTGTGCCTATTGCAGTGCACGGTGTAGCAAATAAGCTAGTAAACAGAATAGAAAACAGAGTACCAAAAGATTACATGCCTAAAACTGCATCTGGTTTTCTTGAAAGACATATACATCGGTTTGATTCTGTGGACTTGAAACACGGATCATGGCTCTTGTTAGGTAGAACTAACTATGTTGCTGAACAATTAGTTGATGAGTTAAGAAGCATGGGTGTGTATTATGAAAAGTTTGACAACCCTTCTGTATCTAAAAAATTAGTAGAGGCTATCAGGACCTGGGAGAGTTTGCAAAGAGGAGAAGAGGTAAACTATAGTCAGGTTAAAAATTTATATTCTTATTTTAAATTAGATAAAGATGTGGCTCGAGGTCATAAAGGTATGACTGGTGTAGATGAAAAGAAAATGTTTAATATCGCAACACTAGGCACGGAACATGGACTTAAAGTTGAGCAACAGACACCATGGCATTATGCATTAAGTCAAGTATCAGAGACTATGAAAGTTTATGTTTTGTCTTTACTTAGAAACGATGAGGAGATTGATTTAAAACCTAGAATAAAAGTGTCGACAATACATGGTGCTAAAGGTGGTGAAGCAGATAACGTTATGTTATTAACAGATCTTACTAAAAGAGTAGAGCAGGGTTATCTTACTAATCCTGATGATGAGAGAAGAGTATTTTACGTTGGAGCGACCAGGGCAAAACAATCCTTGCATCTTGTAGCTAGTCAAAGTAATTTAGAATTCTCAGAAATTTTTAGATGAAAGATCATAGTTGGATACTACCAGAATACAAAGAAGGAAAAATTGAAGCTTACATGAGTAATCAAATACCAATGTTTCAACCACCAAGTGAGTGGTTGCCACCAGAAAATATTCCTGATTTAGATGACGCTAAAGAAATAGCTATTGACCTGGAGACAATGGACCCTGATATAAAAACAAAAGGACCAGGTTGGGCTACGAGTAATGGTGCAATCATAGGTGTTGCAATCGCTGTTGAAGGTTGGAAAGGTTACTTTCCTTTACGACATCCTGGCGGTGGTAACTTTGATGAAAAAATATTTTTTAGAAAATTTAAAAAAATGATGGCGTTGCCAAACAGAAAAATTTTTCACAATGCTATGTATGATGTTGGTTGGCTTAAGCACCAGGACATACCAGTAAACGGAACTTTGATTGATACAATGATAGCTGCACAAATAATAGATGAGAACCGCATGGGTTACTCATTGAATGCTGTAGCTAAAGATTACCTGGGCGAAAAGAAATCAGAAACTTTATTATATGAGGCTGCAAAAGAGTGGGGTGTAGATCCTAAGGGTGAGATGTATAAACTTCCTGCTCAGTTTGTTGGTCCGTATGCTGAACAAGATGCAGAGCTCACGCTTAAGCTCTGGGGTCGCTTAGAATCAGAGATATACAAACAAGATTTAGTTTCCATATTCTCATTAGAGACGAACATACTTCCGGCTTTAATCGAGATGAAGTGGAGAGGTGTCCGCATAGACACCGATCGTGCTGCTCAGATAAAAGAGAAACTCCTTCAAGAAGAGAATCTTCTTCTTTCCTCTATCCAAAACATCTCGGGGGTTTCTGTTGACTTGTGGGCAGCACGTTCAATTGCAAAAGCTTTTGACTCCATGGACATACCTTATGAGAAGACAGCAAAAGCAAAGGAGCCTAAGTTTGATAAGAATTTTTTAGGCACACACCCTAGCAAGCTGGCCAAGTTAGTTGTTCAGGCTCGTGAGATAAACAAAGCCAGGACAACATTTATTGATACTATCATGAAGCATCAACACAAAGGTAGGATACATGCTGAGATACATCAGATGAGATCAGATCAAGGTGGCACTGTCACCGGTCGTTTTTCTATGTCTAATCCTAATCTCCAGCAGATCCCCGCCAGGCACGAAAAGATAGGACCAATGATTAGAAGTTTATTTATACCTGAAGAAGGAGCCACGTGGGGTTGTTTTGACTACAATCAGCAAGAACCACGGCTAGTCGCTCATTATGCCGCTATAACCAGGAATGGTTTGGACGGTGCTGATAAAGTCATTGATGGTTATAACAATGACTTAGACTTTCACGGAACAGTTGCAGAGATGGCTAACATTGATCGTAAGATAGCTAAAACTGTTAACTTAGGTTTGTTCTATGGTATGGGTAAAGGTAAGTTGAAAAGTCAATTAGGTTTGAATGACGAACAGGCTGATGACTTATTTAAAACTTATCACAGTAGAGTTCCGTTTGTAAAACAGCTCATGGACCAGGCCTCTAAGTCCGCACAAGAGAATGGTTTTGTAAGAACTTTACTTGGACGTAAGTGTCGTTTTGATTTATGGGAACCTGCTAGCTTTGGCGTACATAAGCCATTGCCTCGTGAACAAGCGACCAGGGAACACGGAAAAAATATTAAACGTGCGTTTACATACAAAGCGTTGAATAGATTAATACAAGGCTCGGCAGCAGACATGACTAAGAAAGCTATATTAGATTTATATAAAGAGGGAGTAGTCCCACACATACAAGTTCATGACGAATTAGATTGTTCTTTTGAGTCTGAGATCCAGGCAAAGAAGATTGAAAAGCAGATGGTAGAGTGTGTCGATCTCAAAGTTCCAATTAAAGTTGATTGTGAAATCGGCGCTAACTGGGGCGAAATAAAATAATTTAAAGTTATCCACAGATTCTTTTAATTTCTTTGGAAAATCGTTTCCAAAAATTACACAGTTATTACACATATACTATGTAAGAACTTAAAAGCCCTAGGAGGGGCCATGTAATGTTAACAAATAAGAAAGACCGTTGTGTAAACTGCGGTAAGAAATTAAAAAGAAAGTATGAAACAACATTTAGTGATAACGAAGCTAAGATGGCTCACACGTCTAAATACAAAGACTATAGTAAGTCTTGGGACATCTGGGATGGTAAAACTTATTGGGCTTACGAAGGTTTGTTCGACACTTTACGTTGTGCAGCTAATTTTGCGGCCGGAGCATACAAAGCAGGCTATAGACGCAGAAAACGCACAAAATAAGGAAAATAAAAACCGTTTTAAGAGCCATACAGGGCTATCCAAGAGATGGTCCTGTATGATTGGATCCAGGTAATTTGAAGGGATTAGTTGTTTCACCCTTAACTTTCGAAACACAGATAGACATCCTGACATTCTACTCGAACCAAAGCTGATAGCCTCAAACACTTGTCCGTCAGCTACTTCGCCCTGTGCGTTATGGCTCTGTTAAAACCATTATTCCGCCACAATATTGAACTGATCATATTCAATAACCTGGTATAATATATATGGATATAATAATTTTTTTTTCAACCAATAAATAATATTTTTTTAGGAGTTGACAATATAGTTTGAGATATTATATAATTAGTTAAGAAATATAGAAATGAGGTTATTATGGAATATGCAATACCCGGATGGGTTGAACTAATCTTGTATGAACAAGAGGAAAGGAAAGATGATGAATGATTAGTATAATCATAGGATGCATCATAGCCATTGTGCTCGTCCATCATTTAGGGTGGGTGTAATGACAGATGTATCAAGATATAAGTCTGTAGCTATCAAGAAAGAAAGCTACAAAAAACTAAAGACCATGGCCGATCGAGATTACAGATCTGTTGCTGGTTTCATAGAATATCTGGTTGATAAAGAATCAGAAGAAAGAATAAGAGGTAATAAAAATGACCAAGAAAAAAGAGCCTGATAACATCACAGTCCCAGGCGTAGTATTACAGGACTGCATTATAACATTAAAAGGTGACTCACCTTTGATATGTAATAAATGGTCTGAGAAGGCTAAACAAGAAATAAGAGATAAGCAGATGAAGATAGCTAAAGCTGCTGGTAGAGAAGCAAAGGATCCTGAAAAATGTTTTAGAGATTCTTTATATCAGATGCCAAACGGTAAAGACTATGGCTTTCCTGCTATTGCGTTTAAGGCAGCAGCTGTTAACGCTTGCTCTCACATTGAGGGTCTTACAAAAGTCTCGGCTCGTGGATCATTCCACATTCCATGTGACTTAATTAAGATTCAAGGTAAGCCTGTGATGAGAGAAGACATGGTGCGTGTTGGTATGGGTGCAGCTGACCTCAGATATAGAGGTGAGTTTACAGAATGGCAGGCAGACGTTCCTGTCCGATACAATGCTAATGCCTGGTCAATTGAACAATTGATCAACGTGTTTAACGTAGCGGGGTTTGCATCTGGTGTTGGAGAATGGAGACCACAGAAAAATGGTAACTTTGGTATGTTTAAAGTAACCAACGTAACAAAGATCGAAAGAAAGAAGGAGGTTAAAGTTGCGTAGAAAAATAATACAGTCCTATGAATTTAGGAACAATGGTAAAACAAAATATTCAGTGGACGCTCAAGCTGTTGGAGAAGAGCTTGAAGCGATATCTAATAAGTACGGGACCCTCAATCCACATGTAGTTGTGAAGTCGGCAGAAAGAAAGAGTTCGCCACTTCACTCGTGCTTCACGTGGGATGATGCTTCTGCTGCAGAAAAGCATCGATTGCACGAAGCTAGAATGCTAATCGGTTCAGTCATGGTCGTCACGCAGCATGTAGACGAACCGGTTCGTGCTTTTCATAGTGTAAAAGTAACTACGTCAGATGGTGATGACGACAATGCCGAGCGCAGTTACGTTCCACTGGATATAGCGTTGGACAATGAGGATTATCGAAGGCAGATATTGGAACAAGCTGCTAGAGATCTTAACACATGGAGAAAGAAGTATGGAGAATTACAAGAACTTCATAAGTTTTTCTCTGAGGCTCAACGCATCATCGATAAGTATGCAGCGTAACAGGCATACTAGATGTAGTGGTGCTGTTGTTTAGCAGCACCACATATAGAGAAAGGAGAAACTTATGAAAAAATATAATTATAACCATATAATAAAAATATTGTTGGAGAAAAAAGGATGGATTAGAGTTCCATTGTATGTAAGGAAAGGAGATTAGATGGCTAGTAGTGACGAATATTATCAAGAGTGGGTAGACGAAGTCAGAGAACTTTACGGTTTACTTGAAGACGCTTTGATAGCTATGAACAACGCCACTAGATCTAAGGGGATGCGTCATGTAAGCAAAGACGATATAGATGAGATGGGCTCTGTCATATTACAGATAGAGGACATACTTTCTGCCGTTGATGATTTAGAGCATAACGATCCCGAACCTGTTTAGGCAGGTAAGGTCAGGTATTGCGGGGTAAGTTGCGTCGTGGACCGTTGTGGAGAGGCAGGTGTGGTAAGTTTGAGCGAGGTATGGTCGGTTTTGTTGCGGCAGGCAGGGTGAGGCTAGACATAGTCCGGTGAGTTGAGGAAGGGCGAGGCAGGAGTGGTGAGGTCGGGCACGTTCTGGTGGTAGCAAGGTGTGTTAAGGCAGGCGAGGTTAGGTGAGTTACGTTGAGGTGAGCTTAGTTCAGGAGCGGTGTTTACATGGCAGGCGTGGTGAGTTAACTTTAGTCGAGTTACGGCTAGGGACGGCAGGCCAGGTATGCCCAGGTTTGTTATGATCCGGACGGGTTAGGTAAGGCAGGCGGGGTGAGGTGCGTTCAGGTGAGGGTTATCTTGTAATGGTGAGTCGAGGCTTATTTTGGCAGGTGTGGCGAGTTGTGGTTCGTTGGATTACGGTTGCGGTAGATTGGGGTATGGTGTTGCGAGGCGTGGATTGGCGAGGCCGGAAAGGAGAGAACATGTTCAAGATGCTCATGACCGGTAGCCAGGCAATGCAAATTGTCAAGGACTACATAACGAAAGATATTGCCCACAGTAATGTGACCGAGGCAGTTCTTGCGTTAGAAAAATACATAAAAAGTTTGGAAAAGAGTGTGAAGTGAGATAGTCTGATAAACGGATTATCAATCCCACCCTAATCCAAAGGGTCGACACCTGGTCTGTAGCCTCGTAACACAGGTATGTGGTGTGACTGATGGAGAGACATCATTAAGAAAGGTAGCACGATGACTAAAAAATCAGTAAACGAAACGATAGAAAAATTTTTACGATCGGACAGGGTAGAGAAAGCAACCGGTGGTGATGAAATAGAAAAAATGAAACTAAGAAACATGATAGAAGTAGCGATAAGAAAGCAGGCTCCGGACTGGTTGAAGGAGATGATCGAGGAAGACGACGCACGGATCACGAAACATTGATCATGTCAATAGCAAAGATTATTTGCTGTTAGGATTGTAATTTTATATATTGGCTTTTCGTCAAAAAAGGAGGCCAAAATGCAAGAAAATCTAGAAGAAAAATATCAGGAAGCACTACAAGCGATAGCTTACTTACACAATGAATTACTGTCTGTAAAGCACTGTCAGTGCGATGATGAATCAGAGGAATCTGAAGAGGATAACGGGGCCTAATATAGGCCTTCGTGTCCCTGTTCAAAGTATTTGTTCTTCATGTGTCTGTCCCAAAACTGTTTTCCATTCGCTACAATAGTATTCCACTCTCGATGGTTAAATCTTTCTGTTGAACCATCTTTGTATTCTACCTCATAGACCATGTCATGACCACCTGAGTCAGTCCTCTGTTCAAACACCCTTAATTGCTTAATTATATCTTTTAGCATCATGGTATTTTAAATACTTTACTTCTTTTACCATACCTTTGGGAATAATTGCAACCCTTCCTCCTTCTTGAGAATCGTCATCACACCAGTCAGCCATCAATGACATCTCTTCATCCGTGTCTTTTACGAGCCAGCCAATTGAAAAACAACCAGCTGCCGTTTTTTTTATTATATCTTTAAATTCAACCCAGCCTGAAAACGGCTCGGTTGCGTCTTTCCATCGGACTATCACAATCGGACAAGTCTTCAGGTTAAATTTCATCTCACTAAGATATTTTGTCCAGGCACCAGCTTGGAACACTTAGGTTTCTCCGTTCTCTTCGACACACTAAACCACTGTTCATGTCCTTGAATGTAATCTATGGTGCTATTGTGTTCACATAATTGTTTACCGAACGTATCTTGCACGGCTTGTTGTACTGCAGCCAATGACATGTCATCACCAACCATGGACCCGCCGTCTTTAAGCTTGGGCCACCAATTGAGTATATCTTCCCTCACTGCCTCGTATTCATGTGCACCATCAACAATGATACCTTGAAAATGTTTGTCAGCGAACCTGGCTATTGTGTTAACATCGTCTGATCTAGACTTGACCGGAGTCAGCACTCCTTTGTCTATGAAGACCTGACAGTTTTTTAAAAACGTGTCATGAAATCCACCGGTAATATCTAAGTTTGCATGTTCAGAGCTCCCTTCAAAAGTATCTAATGAGTAAAGATGAACTTTCTTGCCTGAGTTAATAATGTTGGTTGCCATGTAATTAGTTGATCGTCCCATGAATGGACCTATCTCCAATATCTCATCGCCGTCTTCACATAAATCTAGAAGTTGGTCGTATGCCTCATGCATGTTAAACCAGCCTGGTATTTTCATATATGTGTGTTTCATAATATCCTTTCTTTGTGAGACTCGTGAACAAGCTGTCTTGTTGTCTTGCGGAGACACTATGAAAAAATAGGAGGAACTGCGCCCACGAATCTCGTTGCAATAATATAGGATAAACTGCATATTGAAAGTATGAAATATTTCTTAATTATCTGGATTTGTATCAATGATCCTAACATTTCATTAGAAAAGACCTGTCAACAGTTGATCATGGATCAGGGATATAGAACAGTTTTAGAGTGTAATGAGGAGGCCACATCAATTTATCAAACTCTTAAACCAGCAGGAAATGTTTATTTAACAAGCTTCTGTTCTTTGAAGCCTTCAGTGTAACGTGTGCATATAGTATTATAAATATAAATACAAAAATAAAAAAATAAATTAGAAGAAATGTTACGTAACATTAATAATATATAACTATTATTATTATATATCAGGGATTTGAAGGTGTTACGTGGGTGTAACGTGAAGGTTAAATGTTACGTTACGTTGGGATATTTTGAGTATTGAAATAGAGTTATTTTAGCATAAAGTGTACTTACATGACAGAAACTCACGTTACAGACGTTACAACCACTTTACAGGAACGCTTTGATCATTTCCCAGGACTAACACCAAAGCAAGCTAAGTTTGCACAATTGATAGTTTTGTATGAGGGCAGGAAGACAGCAACACAAATAGCTATCGAGTGTGGTTTTTCTGAAAAGACTGCAAGGCAACAAGCTAGCAATATGCAGAACCCAAAAAGTTTTCCAAAGGTTGTTAACGCCATAAATCATTATAGAGTGCAGTTTTATAGAAAATATGAAGTAAGCTATGACAAACATTTGAAGAGAATGTATGAGTTATCAGAAAAAGCAGAGCAGGCAGGTAACTGGAATGCAGCAGTTGTGGCTGAAAAGAACAGAGGTCAGGTGGCAGGACTTTACATCGACAAGAAAGAAATAAAGTATGGAACTATTGATAGTATGAGTATGGAGGAAGTCGATGCAAAAATTAATGAGCTTGAGAAAAGATTATCAGGGGAAACGGCTAAACCGGTGGTAATCAATGGTGACGAACGACAAGCACCTCAAGGGTAATTGGGCACATCAAAGAGCAATACTATGGTTGTCCGAGAAAGGGTATTATGTTTTTAGCAATGTTTTTGGCACAGGCTGTGTCGATCTTATTGCCATTGATGATTTTGGGCATATTGAATTATTTGACGTAAAGCTTGCAGGGTTTAGGAATAACAAAGACACTTTGGGCTCTAAGCAAATGATTAATAGAATATTGACAGCAGAACAAAAAGAATTGGGTGTAAAACTGTTATATGTTTTTGATAATGGAGACTGCAGAGTTCAGTTAGACAGAGCTGCTTGGTTAAAAAGGCAGAGTACAAACAGAGATAAGAAAGGTAGATTTAAGGGAACAGATGAGGAAACCTGAGGGTAGATTTACTACAACATTAAGATCAAACTGTAACAAAATACACTTTTTAAAAATAGACTCTTGGTCTACACCTGGTTTACCTGATTTATATGGTCTTTACGAGCACGAAGAGTCAGGATTGCCAGGGACATTTTGGGCAGAATTGAAGTGTACAAAGATTAACAAGATTGGACTGTCTCCAGTGCAAGTTGCTATAAATCTCAAGCTATCTGAGTACAACATACCTAACTACATACTTGTCAGAAGCCTCTCTAAGAGAGCCTTGAAAATTTTTCCAGGACACCTGGTCGATGAAGCGTCGAAGGTTGGTTTTAAGTCCAAGAGCCATGTTGCATGCTTCGAAGATCCTCTCCCCTGGTCCGAGATACAAAAATCCCTAATGGTGGACCCCAAAATTATTTTCACTGGTTATGGTAAATGTTTACCGGGCCAAGCTCCCAGGCAGGTCAAGTAAAAATCCTGAACAAAAATCCCTGAGTCCTGACCCCACGTCATAGCATAGCTTATAATAGAAGTTTCCCGGCGCGCTCGCGGGAAAATCTTCTGCGAGGTCAAGAAAAAAGTGTTGATTTTACTTGACTTTTGATTCCTGAATCACCATATTCTAACCATGAGCTCCTGTCCAGGTAGCTCCTGAGAAAGGAAGAAGATATGTTAGAAGCTATATTTTTCGGCGTTTATATGCTGTTGTTCGGTGTTTCCAGATGGCAGGCACTGGCTGCTGTAGCAGGTTTCCTCCTGTTCGGTCTCTGGTCTGAAGCTTGGACCACCATTCCAAAAATCCTTTAGGTCGGACCCCACGTGGATCCGGCCCCCTAATATAGAAGTTTCCCGGCGCGCTCGGAGTTGTTTTTACAATGTAATGTGTAATGAGAATCCTTTTAAAAAATCCCTTAAGTCCGACCCCACGCCGATTCGGTTTTCTAATGTAGAAAGTTCCCGCCCGCTCGCGCCGAAAAAAAAATCAAGAAAAAAAATTTTTGAGGCTAACGCCAATCTTGTTTTTAGAAGAAAATAGTTATCCACAGAAAAGATTTTTTTCTTATATTTAAATGTTCCAATTAGTTAGGATATATGCATAATGGAAACATACTTTAAATAGTATAGAAAGAGAGAATGCTAATATGCAGAATATAAGTAAAGAAGACAGAAATAAGATTGATGACTTTGCTAGGTTGTCAATTCTTAAATCTATCTTTGTTAAGGAATGGCAGGAAAGCTGTCGTAAAGAACTTGCCTTTATGAGTGGCAAGTATCATGGTTTCTTATTGGGTGATGAGTTTCAGTTCTCCCATAAGAAAAGACAAGGTGGTTTATCTCAAAGTAAGATGACTACCTTTATTAAAGAAAAGTTTGGTTATACTGATGACCAAATGAAAGCCATGTTTGGTAGTGAGCAAACTATTAATGTGTTTACACCAAAGCCTTTAATCTCAAGTATTAAACAACAAAAGAAATGCAAAGATAGTATCTTGCGTTCTAATGTTATGAATTTAATACCAAACTATCAAGATAAGGTGGTGTTGTAATGCCAAACGATAATTTATTACAACTTCTAAACCTACCAACTCAAAACACCAATACAGAAATGGATAACCAAAATGGTAACACTAATGTTAATTGGCAAAGTGATTTGCTTGGTTGGGTTTATTCTAATACTCTTGAGAGTGTTCTATTAACTTGGCTAACCAATAACCAAATGACTAAGCAAGACTTGGCTAGGGTTTTGGTTTCAGTCTTGGCTAATAAACCAACTAATCAACAAACTGATGTATCATCTAGGGTTATTGAAAAACTAAACACTTTAATCAATAGCCAGTAGAACCAGCATCAATATTTTACCAACACCTGTTTTTACAGGTGTTGGTTTTTTTATGCCTGAGTTATTCAGATCCCACAAATTCTAGTATCCATATTACAACTGACCTACTATATCTAGTAGTCCCAAAAATTTCCGAAACTCGACCATCTGAAATGTCCACCCCACACCCCCCTGAACTGCGCGGTCTGTATATAACATAGTCTGAAAGTCAAGTTTTGCACATACACAGTCCCCACAAAATACTTTTGAAAAGGGGACCCAATTTGATATAAAAACTCAATGGGAATGCAAATCGAGGGCCTAACCCCTTTTGAACAAGAAGAGGCGTTAAAGAAACTCGTACTTAGAAAAAAAATTTTAGAATTACAAGGCAAACAAAAAGAGGATTTCTTATTGTTTGTTAGGACTGTTTGGCCAGAGTTTATTGCCGGTAACCATCACAAAATTATTGCAAAAAAATTCGAAGCTATCGCTTCCAAGAAAATCAAGAGACTTATTGTTAATATGCCACCACGACACACGAAATCTGAATTTGCGTCTTTCTTATTTCCTGCATGGATGATGGGCCGTGAACCACGGTTAAAGATTATTCAAACATCACACACGGCAGAATTAGCACAACGCTTTGGCCGTAAAGTCAGAAACTTAATCGACACACAAGATTATCAAAACGTTTTTCCAGGCATGGAA